GAGATTAGGTACAAAGAGGATTGGAGGGATGGTCGTATAACCGACTGGGTCCTAGCAGACGATGGATGTATTATTCAGATCTTGAGAAAAGGTGTGATGAAAAAACCGAAGGGTAGGGTGCGTGAAGTTGTGTATATAGGCACATGTACGGGCACTTTTGTTGTATCTGATAAGACTAAATTAGATACCTCTAAGAGAGAGAATATTTATAGCTTAGGTGGTAATATAAGCAGAGATGAGAGATTAGAAGGGCGTGAAAACCTTTCAACAAAAGAAGAATTGTTTGTCCAGTATTTAGCATCTGGTATGGATGCTCGCATGGCGTATCTAAAGGCATTTCCGACTAATGACCCGCACTATGCAGGATTGCGAGCTGGACAACTTATTAAAACAACAAGGATAAAGACTGCTATGAAAGAAGAATTAAGACCCGTATTAGAAGAATTAGGTATAGATGAAACGACTGTTATTAGTGGTATCAATCAGATCGCTTTAGGCTCTCAAAAGGATGATACACGATTAAAGGCTTTGTTTAAGTTAGCTGATATAATGGATCTTGAAGATAAAAACAAAACTCAAGTTACACAGATATCAGGTGCTGTTTTTCAGGGATTTGATGAAAAGCAAATAGCTGAAGTTAAAAGGCCAAAGGAGCTTGGTTAGTGAGTAATAAATTATTAGAAGAAGCTTTAAAGCCTGAATATTTTAAAGATGATGAAGTAGTAGACACATCTAATGTTTATCAAACACATAGTACTGATTTTGGAGGTCCTATTGATTTTGATGCAATCTCTAATTATAACTATAATCCTTCACCTTTGGATTTAGTAAGTGATACTGATTATCGTAAATATGAAACAGACTATATAGATAATATGTATGTAGATTTAATTAGTAATTCAGAATCATTAAACTACACCTATCAAATCCAAAAGGATGGCTCAATAAAAAAAGTATATAAAGATAAAGATGAAGATGGAGGGCCATCAATTTTAGATTCTACTATTGATGCTGCTGCAGAATACGTTAAGTCAAATCCTATTGATGCAGCAATAAACGTTGCTTCGTTTCACCCATATATAAGAGCTGGAAAATATAGTAGATTAGTAGGAAAAACTGCATGGGATTGGGTTAATCCTTTTTCTAAAACAAGAAAAATAGATTACATACCTTGGCCAACTATAAGACCAAATGCTCTTACTAACTTTCCAACACCTTTTCAACTTCCTGCAAATTTATTAAGACATGGTTTTAATCTTAAAATGTTTGATGAATTTGTTAAACATAGCACGGGAGTCATGCAAGAAAAAGTAGTACCTTATCTTTCATCAAAAGCACCAGATTCTTGGTTGTTAAATAAAATGATAGGTAAAAATATGATAGAGCACTCTGGCTCAGAAACTACTCGTGATATTCCTTATTTTATACCTGATAATGAAGTAAGAGAGTTATATAGAAATAATTACTTAGATTGGCATCAAAAACATGATAACTATCAACCTGGGGAGTTCTTAGATAATAAAACTCAGGAATTTTATAATACTCTAGAGAAATTATTCGAATATGGAGAAAAAAAATATGGTCTTAATTTTCCAGTATTCGCAGTAAAAGAAGCTGAATCATCAACTGCCGTTACAGTTTTTGGAGGATTAGGAAGATCTGATAGAATTTTTATCGGTAGCGAATTTGGTAACGCGGCAAAAGGAGAAAAATCTGTAGGAGGTGCTTTAAAAGATGCAGGATTTTTTGGACATTCAGGTTATATTAATGCAGCATTAGAAGAGTATATACATTCGGTAAAAGCACATCAAATGATTTTACCAGGACAGACGTCAGCTTTATTCCTGCAAATTATAAAAGATATGTCTGTTACGGGATTAGAAACATATCATGAACTTGATGCTCAATATCAAGAAGATTATTATGGAGCAGAAAGTATACATCATTTATTTGGAGATGAATTAGCTCAAATTTTAATAACTGGAGTTACTAAAGGCGATAAAGAGATGCAAAGAGCATTTGATAAATGGTATGATAAGGTAGGTGCTATTCAACATGAAGCATTTAATTTGGAAGGAATATTAGATAAGCCTTTTGAATTTAAAGGAGAAACACCAAATTATCCCGAACAAATTTGGCAAGGTTTATGGGATGTATTTGATAAGGAGGATTAATGGGATTAAAATATAGAACAGAAGAAGAGATGCAGGAAATAGAGCAGCTTACAATGCGAGAAGGAGTATTGAGAGAAAATTTTATGGATCCTGAATCAGTAAAGCAATTACAGCAACTCTATAATCAATATTTACATGGTTTTGATAAAATAGCAGTAGATGGTGTATGGGGTACTGAAACAGAAAAATCATTTAAAGAATGGGAAACTACTAGCAGATATTTTATGGGAAGCGATACTTTTGATATAAATCCTTTAGAGATTTCAAAAAGTTATCTTGAAAGCAAAGAAGAAGATTTATAAAAATATAAAAGAATTATTGTCTTAATTTTAATTTATCTGTAATATACGTAACTAGATTGGAGACTAATTGTCTAATGTTAACTTAAATAATGTAAGCAAAATGGAAGATGATCTCCGTCTTGCTCATAACGATTTAATTGCATTTGGCAAATTATTTTTGAAAGATGACTTTATGCGTTCTGAAACGCCTTTCTTTCATTATGAAGTAGCAGATGCAGTATCAGATAGGTCAGTAAGACAATTAGCAGTTATTCTCCCTAGGGGTCATGGAAAGACGGTTTTAACTAAATGCAATATATTACATGACTTTGTTTTTTCTCATAACGATCCATTGTTTTATGGTTGGGTGGCTGCATCTTCTAAGATTTCCGTACCTAATCTCGATTATATTAAATATCATTTGGAATTCAATGATAGAATAAAATATTACTTTGGCGATTTAAAAGGAAGGAAGTGGACAGAAGATGATATCGAGCTTAAAAATGGTTGCAAACTTATTAGTAAATCTAATCTTTCTGGTATTCGTGGTGGTGCCAAGTTGCATAAGCGTTATGATCTTATTGTGCTTGATGACTTTGAAGATGAAAACAATACGGTCACGCCAGAATCTAGATCAAAGATCTCAAACCTTGTTACAGCAGTCGTATTTCCTGCCTTGGAACCGAAAACAGGTAGACTTAGAATAAATGGAACTCCAGTGCATTTTGACTCATTTATACAAAAAATTCTAACAGGATATGATCAATCTAAAAAGCAAAAAGAAGATTATAGTTGGAGAGTAATTACATATAAAGCTTTACTAGAAGATGGTTCTGTTTTATGGCCTTCATGGTTTGGTCATAAAGAAATGGAAAGAAAAAAGAAGTTTTATCAAGATTCTGGAACTCCTCAAAAATTCTATCAAGAATACATGATGGAAGTTCAATCAGAAGAAGATTCTATTTTCACAAGAGAACATATAAAATTCTGGGATGGACAGTTTATTAAAGATGCTGATAATGGTTTAACTTTTATTGTTCCAGATGGAGATGATCCTAAGCCTTGTAATATTTTTGTAGGAGTGGACCCAGCAACAGATTCAGCTAGAAGAAATTCTGACTTTAGTGTTATTATTGCTGTAGCTGTTACTCCTGATAATAATTTATATGTTATTGACTATATTAGAGATAGAACGCTTCCAGTACTTGGAATACCTGGAACTGGAAAAAAAGGAATAGTAGATTATATTTTTGATTATGCAAAGTTTTATAAACCAACATTATTTGTGATTGAAGACACAACTATGAGTAAACCTGTTTTTCAGGCTATAAGAGCAGAGATGCGTAGAAGGAATGAATTTATTATTCCATTTAAAGAAGAAAAGCCTGGCAATAGAATGAGCAAGAGAGATAGAATACAAGAGATTTTAGCTCAACGTTTTTCAGTTGGGCAAGTGCATATTAAAAAAACGCAATATGATTTGCATAGAGAGATTGCGACATTTGGGCCACGTATGGCTCATGATGATACTATAGATGCTTTAGCATATGCATGTAAATATGCGCATCCTCCAACGGGACTTGGAGAATCAAAAGATGGATGGTATAAGAAAAAGAAAAAAGCTAAAAGCTGGGTAACAGCATAGGAGAAAAATGGATTTAAGTGGAGCCTCATCATTATACGATCAAATACTTGGCAGTATAGATCAGCAACAAAAAATGGATATGTCTAATTTAGGAAATCTTACAAAATTAGGATCAGTAGTAGGTGGTTTTATAAAGGGAAATAGAGCAGCTGCAGACGCAGGAAAGCCAGGTACAGGACTTTTTGGAAAAGAAGGTGGTTTTATGTCTAAATTTATGACTGGGCAAGGTTGGTTTTCTGAAGCATTTGAACCTTATAAAGGCGCTGTTAATACTACCTCATATACTCCAATAGAAACTAGTCCGATATCATTTGAGAAACCTGGAGCTTTAAAAGATCTATTTAAAATTAACCAAGATCCATTTGCTAATAAATTGAATAAAGATTTTGAAAAAACATTATAATAAAAGGAGAGAGTATGACATTTGAAGATTGGTGGTCACAAGTATTAAGTATACATGATATACCTATTGATCCTAACGATGCTAATCATTTTTATGATTATAAGGCTGCTTTTGAAGCAGGGATAGAAGTGCCTGGAGAAGGAGAAAGTTGGCCTCCAGCATTTATGCATGATTTGAATTCAGATAGATTTGTAAAAGGAGATGATTTAGATCCACCTAATTATAACATTGATTACTGGGATACTAAATATGATCAACCTGCTGAAGCAATAGATATGGTAAGAAATACTTATAGAAGAGAAGAAGTTTTGGATCAAAAAGGATTATTTGATGTAGGTACTGAAATTGCAAATATAGACAATCAAGGAGAATCTGATGTACAAGTATAGCAAGACATCTAAAGGAAGACTTTCAACATGCGATGAGAGATTGCAAAAAGTTTTTAATGAAGTAATTAAATATGTTGATTGCAGTATTTTAGAAGGACACAGAAATGAAGAAAGACAAGAAAAATTATTCAAAGAAGGAAAGACTAAAGTTCATTACCCTAAAGGTAGGCATAATTCAAAGCCT